CCAATGTTTTAATTAAGTCATTGCGTATGCGGTTGAGTTCTGCATCGGACAAGTCCAACTCTTCACCAATCTCATCAAAGTTCATGGCTAACCCAACCCTCGCTATCTCCAGCACAGTCACTAAATCTTCTTGACTAAGCATCTCACTTCTCCTTTCTCAATAAAGCCTTTGCAAGATCAAGCGAACGTGGAGCAACAAACTCCGTTGTCTTATTGGGATTAAACAAATAATCCTTGCGCTCCTTGCGTTGCCTACGCTTGGCACTGTCATACTCAGCCCATGCCTGACACACGATGCACTCAGGCTCAAAGTCAGGACACCGTTTGCCGTAATACTCTTTTATTGCTTTCTTGATGAGTTTCATTTCACTAGCCCTCCCTTGTTGTTGATGCCGATCAGGTCATCCTTGTTGAACGAAAAGACAGGGAAGTAATGCCCCTTGTGCATCGGCACGACGCCAAACTTCGGCTTGATACCGACACGTCTTTCTTCCTCGGTTGCACATGGCATGCATTTGCCATACTCCATGCGATGCGGTGCTAGGTGCTCGCCGCAATACTCACACTGCTCTCTGCTCATGGTTGGTTCTCCTCTAGTTCGGGCGGTAATATGATCGGAAAAGCGTCAAGTATCGTTTCACCGATGGGTGCATCGATAACTATCTCCCTCCTTACATTGAAGATCTCGTACATGAAGAACGTTGGATCATGGACATCGGTTGTGATGTCCTCGTAGTTCTCACCAAGAATTGCCAGTGAGTAATTGCCCGTCGGGTATGCCTTGACTCTTTGCACGGCGTGCTTCATGTGGAATTCCACCTCGGGATAGTTCTCGTACCACTTAGTGCCGTCGGCGTTGAAGTAAACCGTCAAGCCTTGGGGGTCGGCGTGCATATGTGTCAACTCCCTGCGCCCTGCCTCCCTGACACGAAAGGCTGGGTCGTTCAACTCATACCTACCCGCGTCTGTGAATTGCAGTAGCCAATTGATGTAGTGGTTGTAATCGGCAAAGGCTTTCTCGGGTTGGTCTTTGGAATAAAACTTGATGAGATAAGCAACGTCTGATCGGTAGCCCATCGTTTCACCTCCCCCTGACAAGGAAACCAACACACACGCCGTCTTCGTCAAAGACCTCGTACTGGTTGGCACGCTTGGTTTTTCTGATGGTCATGGCATCGCGCTTCTTCTGCCATGGGTGAAGTTTGGGATCATCAAACTTGTGCTTGAGTGAGATCCGGTCAACTTTGGATTTGATGTTGCGCATACAGCCTCCTAGATAGTTAGGGCGTAAATGTTTAAGCCCAGATGGTTAAGGACATGGTGTAGAACACACCGGAAGATGGACGAGAACATGAATACTAAATCCGCCAAAATGTTCCCATCCATCTAATGTTGTGTTCTAAAAGAAAGGGTGTAAGGATACGCTTTTTATTCCCAGCTTTTTTGGCTGTCACCTGTAGGTGAAAGGTTAGGAATCAAGTCAGGGTCGGATTGCCAGTCCGATTGTGTGTCCCCGCCTCCCATGGGGCGACGACGCGCTGACTCTCACATGCCGATACTGCTCGGTAACTATTTGCATTTTGCACTGCAAGGCTTTTTGCTACATGGACGCCTGACTCTCAAGGACTACCCTGTTGCGGCATTGCGGTTCGTACTGCCCCGTCTTGGAATGCCTGACTTGGTATTGGGTTGCTGTCCTTGCGACGCAACTACATGTAGTAGAGGTGTGCAAATAGCGATTCACCCCGTCGTGAAACGGAATGGACCCCTACGCCTACGGCACGCTGGCGTAAAAGACGCCAGACACTAGATTGTTAAAGAGCGTTTCACCCCCCCGTGAAATTCGGGTCGAAGGGGTTAAATAATTAAACTACTAGAATGATATTGTATCACATAGTACCCTCTTAACCAAGCTCTCTATCTGACTTTTTTTCACAGGGCTGGAGGTTTGTTGTTCCAGCGGTTCCAGTTTTGAGGGGGTCAAAAAGGGGGTCTGTGGAACATTGGAACACGGTCACTAACATGTTGGGAGAGAGGTAAGTTGTTGATTTATATATATATTATTATAATAATAAGTAGTAGTAGTAGTAGTAGAGAGGCAAATGTTCCAATGTTCCAGTGATTTTAGAGTGGTTACCCTGCGGAGATGTTTTTTGTAAAAATGGACATGTTTTGCATTTCCTGCCCACTCACCCTTTCACAGAATTTTTTTAGCTGGGTGTACCTAAAAATCGTTGGAACATTGGAACATTGGAACAAATTTTGACTTTCTTGTTTAGAAACAATGACTTGCCGTGTTCCAAAATTTTGAAGACTTCGTTCCAAAACCGAAATGTTCCAATTTCACCCCTAGGTGAAACGCTATTTAAGGCGCTTGCTCACGCACGCGCGCACAAAAATAAAACTGGCATCAATTGACAAAGCCAAAAAAAAGTGCTACCCTGCATAGCAGGGTAGCACCTAAGTAACCGCAGATTACTGCGTAGACTTGAAGGCCACGATTTCACGCAGGGGTGAAACACTATTTAGCGTTCTTGCCCCCACGCATCCACGCCCGCGCACGCGCGCACAGACAGATAACTGGCATCAAATCGGGGGCACAAAAAAGCCCAGCCAGTCAATTGACTGGCTGGGCTAGGTGCTACGGGTTACTTATTCCAAGCGGTCTTGAATGCCGCCAAGGCTTTATCGAGTTTAGCGATGTCTGCTGTATCGTCGCTACGCTGAGCCTTTGCGTTAATGCACCGTTGCCGCATTGTCACCAGCAAGCCCTTGTCTACATTGAACAGATACTCTTGGAAAGTAACCGCTTGTTGGCGGGTATGAACAATCCCGTTCTGTTCGTTGTAGATTTTCTTTGCCGCATTTTTCAGATCGGCGAAGCGGTTAGAACAATACTTATTAAACTTCGTTCTAACTTCGCCAATCAGACTATGCTTCGTTGGCTGTTCGGTCTTAAGCGCACCGAAAGCCTGCTGAGTGTAGGCAAAAGCGGAATGAACATCCAATGTCCACTTTTCTGCTTTCTTATGTGAAAGCATTTTTTCCTCACTCTCACACTCTACCCAATTGCCATCAGCGGCAACGAAGTAGCGAGTGGGATTTTCCTCATGCCAACGAAGCGCATAGCCCACTTTTAATTCCGCTTTAATGTCATCTGTTAAAGCGTCGTCGTTAGAGCCTAGCCCAGGGATAAAGCCCATCAGGCTGATGGTTAGACTCTTATTCAGGCCATGCAATCTAGCCTGAGCGTATCCGCCATCGCGGACATTTTTTACAACGGGAGAAAAGACAATGTCGTTAGACATATTAGCCTCACTATTAAAAAACACTAGGAACCGCCTAGCCGGAACGGCTCAACGATTGAACCGATGATTGAATTATGCCATATACAATCATAAAACGATATACTTCACGGGTAGGTGAAGCATTAAATTGTGGGCTTGCCACGCCACGCTTTCGCACACACACTCGCGCGCACAAACACATAACTGGCATCAATTACTCCCCGCGATGTTCTGCAGGGAGTAATCAACTAATCTAAATGGTATTTTCTACGCAAGACTTCCAAGCGTTCTTTACGGTCTCGCTCGCGTTTTATAACATGCTCGCGTCTTTTTAACTCAGCGCGAATCGGTTTAAGTAATTCATACAAATTTTCATCGTACTCTTTAATTTGAAACCACTCTTTAGATGGTAGATTAACAAGTATTTGTTTAAGCTCTTCAATTTCAAGAGCAAATAATTCTAACTGTTGCATGACTGCCTCCACAAAAATACTCCCCGCGATGCTTTGCGGGGAGTGGGTTGATTAGACTAAATACTTATCGCCTAACTTATTGATAATGTCGATTGCAGTATTGATCTTGCGAAAATCAGTATCAAGATCTTGCAATCGTTTGAATGCTGGTTGGCATTCTGCGTAAATACCTTCTCCGACCTCTATCATCGGTTCGTCGGATTCAGTAACATGATACCGACGGCTATCGACATAGTATTTAGCTGAACCGCCAATAGATACAAATTCAAGTTTGTACCGTCTTTGGAGCTCTTCCATGATCGGTACAAGAGCGCCAATTTCAAACACTTGCTCTTCTTTCATAACAGCCTCCGTTAGTGGATATGAATAAGACCCCATGTCCTATCCATAATGACATTATAGCGGATACTGGGCATAATGTCAACGATTAAGCCCGTTCAGCCCTTGCACGATCACGCACGCTCGCCCCTCTCGCGCGCACAAACACATAACTGGCTTCAAAGGTGTAGGCACAAAAAAAGAGAGAGGGCCGAAGCCCTCTCCCTCTACTTCTTACATTGATCTACTTGCCACAGCCAATTATCAATATCACGCAAACCTGACTCATACATCGATGTTCCTTTGTATGAATTCTCATAGTGTCTGCGGTAATTCTTTAGCATGTACTCTAGAAGATTCCATTCATCTTCATCGATTACATTTACCGAGTCAGTTTCGTTTAACTTGGTAAGGGCATAAGTGATTGACCATGTGCCACCAATCACCATCAGCAGATGCGCACCATTGAAGAAGTCAGACATAAACCACGATGCCAAACCTAATGTGATTGCTACAGTGCCAAGTATTAGATTGCCAAGAACATAAAATTTGTTGCTAAACATAATAGTCTCCTTGATGGGGGGCTTGCGCCCCCCGATTGATTAATTAGTGATACCAACGATTTCATAAAGGGTTTTAAGACAGTGTTTCTCAGCAGCCCTAAGCTTATTGACCGCGTCCCTTATTGATTTAATGCGGTAAAAAGCATAGGGGTTTTGCTCACGCAATTCATACAATGTGCTGATGCTAAGGCTCATTGCGTGTTCAACTTCATGCACAACATAGTCCGCATCATCAAACAAACTTAATTGAACGGGTTGTTGCTTTTCGGCGAGTCTCTCTTTGAGCATCTCGCCGAGATGGAGCGTTTGTTGCATAACAATCTCCTTGATGGTTAGCATGAACAGCAGGGTTGCTGTCCATGTTGTAATTATATCTTAAAGCATACCTGGGGTCAATAGATGGCGACCCTGTGACCCCACTCTACCCCCACCCCACCGGATTGCTGCAATGGGACCCGCACACCCCACACCCCTTAATCCGCACAAATCCCCCGCAAAAATTTACTTAGTACCCCCCGCCCCTTCGTTTTTCCTACATCGTTAATTACGTAATCCTAGAAACACCCCCCCTTGCTAAATCTGGAGTCCCGTTTCCTTTATGGGGTACTATTTATGTGGGGGGTAGTGACACGAATTTATTTAATTCTCCTTGGATAGATTCGGTCAATGAACAGCTACCCCCCTTCTTGCAGCTTTTCGGGCTACCTTGTGTAGCCCGTTTTTTTATGTTACAAACCACGCATGTCAATCTATGTCTTAGATATTGATAAGGAAGTTGCTTTGCCGCCAAATGCGGCAGAGGCCATGCCGCCTATGACTCAGCAAGAAGAGTTGGAGGTGCGTGCCCGAACGATCAAGTTGATCTCTGATCTACAGGGCAAAGCCATTGACCCCACCGAGGATGATCGGACACAGGCTCGTGAGTTAGCCAAAAAGATGCTAAACGATAGAGAGAACATCGACTTTAGCAACTACCGAAACGAGACACTTGCCTATCTGGCAGGGATGGTTTCGATGTATGACCAGATGCTAGTCAAAGACCTAGCAGACTACAAACTCTACGTCGTTAATAAGTTGGTGGAGCAGTCTGCCAACCCCGACCCCAAATATGCGTTCCCAGCAATCAAATCACTGGGTGAGGTTGACGGTGTTGACGCCTTCAAGAAGCGCTCCGAAGTCACGATTCAGCATAAATCTGTCGAAGAAGTCGAGAAATCTCTGATGGAAAAGCTTGAAAAGCTTGAAAGATTGACTTCAAAAGACAAGAAAATTGAGGTTGTGGACGTAGAGGACGTAGATGTTAAGCCCACAGAGGATTAAATTCCTAAAAGACAACCTGCACCTCCTCTCCAGAGAGGAAAAAGTGGAGGTTTTGGACGAAATAAGCCGCTATGAGGTCGAAAAACTCAAGCAAATAGGGCAAAACGACTTCCTATCCTTCGTCGATCATGTCTATTCGGGCTATAAAGTAGGCCCACACCACAAAAGACTGGCAAAAATCTTTGAAGACATTGCTTCAGGCAAGAAAAAGCGGGTCATAGTTAACATTGCCCCTCGTCACGGCAAGTCTGAACTTATCTCCTACCTCGCTCCGGCGTGGTTTTTAGGTAAATACCCGCATAAAAAGGTCATCATGGCCTCACATACGGCAGATTTGGCAGTCAACTTTGGTCGTAGGGTGCGAAATTTGGTCAATTTAGACAAATACAAGGACATTTTTCCGCAGATTGAGTTGCAACAGGACTCTAAATCTGCATCACGATGGGGGACAAACTTTAATGGCGAATATTTTGCTATCGGTGTCGGTGGTGCTCTTGCTGGTCGCGGCGCTGACTTATTTATTATCGATGATCCCCATAGCGAGCAGGAAGCCAGACAGGGTAGACCAGATGTATTCCTACCTGCGTGGGAATGGTTTCAAAGTGGTCCTTTACAGCGTCTTATGCCTGGAGGCGCTATTATTGTTGTTATGACTCGATGGAGTAAATTAGATTTAACGGGTCAGATAATCAACCATATGGTTCAAAATGACGACGCAGATCAGTGGGAAGTGGTTGAATTTCCTGCGATCCTTCCCTCGGGAACGCCCTTGTGGCCTGAGTTCTGGCCTGTTGAGGAGTTGGAAGCAAAACGGGTTGGAATGGACCCAAGATATTGGCAAGCCCAATATATGCAGAACCCGACTGCCGAGGAAGGTGCATTAATAAAAAGAGAATGGTGGCAGATTTGGGATAATGAGAGACCACCCAATTGTGAGTTTTTAATTATGTCTCTTGACGCAGCACAAGAGGCCAATAATCGTGCCGACTATAATGCACTGACGACTTGGGGAGTCTTTTTTAACGAAGAGACTAATAACTACTGCATTATTCTGCTCAACGCGATCAAAAAGCGCATGGAGTTTCCTGAACTCAAGAAGATGGTCTTTGAGGAGTACAAAGAGTGGGAGCCAGACGCGTTCATTGTGGAGAAAAAATCCAACGGAGCCGCTCTGTACCAAGAGTTGCGGCGCATGGGTGTGCCGGTGTCAGAGTTCACACCGGGCAAAGGGCAGGATAAGATAAGCAGAGTCAACGCAGTATCAGATCTATTTAGTTCAGGGATAGTCTGGGTACCAGATAAGAGATGGGCCAAAGACGTGATTGAAGAGTGCAACGACTTTCCAAGCGGTGCAAACGATGACTTGGTGGACTCGACGACTCAGGCACTTCTCAGATTTAGACAAGGAGGCTTTATCAGGCTACCATCTGATGAGCCAGACGAGGAAAAATACTATAGGCGCAAACAACCTGCCTATTATTAAGGACTAGATTATGGCAATTGATAAAGCATTAAACCAAGCCCCCCTCGGAACCATGATGGGTACTGAGATGGCGCCTCCAGACATGGACTCGGGCATAGAGATTGAGATTGAAGATCCGAAACGGGTTGAAATTGACATGGACGG